ATTGGGCCACGGACGACGAGCAGCGCCTGATCAGTTCGCTCCTGGGCGTTCTGGCTGACAACGAAGCCAACGACGCTGAGGACATGGTGATCGACGTCGCCACGGACTCCGCCAGTGCCGTCACGGACGACGAGCGCATCGGTGGCGAGCGTGTTCTGGATGCCCTCCAGACCCTTGGTGACCACAAAGCGTCCATCACAACGATGGCCATGCACTCCGCCATCCATACCCGCCTGCAGAAGCAGAACCTGATTCAGTATATCCGTGATGCGGATAACAACCTCATGTTCGAAACCTACATGGGTAAGCGTCTGGTGATTGATGACTCGTTGCCCGCCGTCGCTGGCAGCAACCGTGTCACCTACACCTGCATGCTCTTCGCCCCTGGTGTGTTCGGCACTGCCTCTGGTCGGGTGATGATCCCGTCTGAGATGTTCCGTTCCCCGTCGGCTGGTAACGGTGGTGGTCAGGACACCCTGTTCTCCCGCATCAACAACGTGTGGCACCCCTATGGCTTCACGTTCACCTCCAACACTGTGTCCGGAGGCGCTGCCTCGCTCCGGTTCCCTACCTACGCCAACTTGAAGCTGGCCGCGAATTGGAACCGTGTTCACAGCCGTAAGAACATCCCCCTGGCCTTCATCAAGGTCAACGACTAGTCTGTAAATACGCACTGAACAGCGGAATAGGCCAGTGCGTCACGGGGTTATCCCGTTTCGCACTGGCCTTTTCACTTTCACCCTTTCAATCATGTCTCAAGAAACTCAAGCACCTCTTGCCCTGTCCAACCTGTTGAGTCGTGGCTACACCATGGCCGAAGCACGCCGAAAGCTCGGCATTGCTGAGCCTGTGGCAGTCTTAGACGAACCTGTTGAGGCAACCCCGCAGGTGGCTGTGAAGGCTCCTGTAAAAGAGCCTCAGAAACGTGGGGGCAAACGCAACGCCTCCCCTGAAGGCGACGCAAATCTTCTCTAACTCCTAAATAGCATACCACCATGTCCCGTAATTATCTCTCCCGCGCCAAGTCCGGCTATGCAGGCATCAACGCCTTGCTCGCCGTGCTTCTGCCCTCCCTCAAGTCCGCCGCTCCGGTCAACGCTGTCGTAGCCACCCTCACGACTGCGCTGGCTGGTACCAACAACGACCTGGTGTTCACCGCCACCCTCAAGGGTGTGTACGGCAACGGCATCACCATCTCCTACGTCAACCCTGGCGTCGAAACCGCTACGGAGTCTGTGGCTGTGGTCGGCAAAGCCATCACTGTGACGCTCCGCAGCGTTAGCTCGGTGCTGTCCACTGCTGCTCAGGTGAAGACTGCCATTGACGGCAACGCTGCTGCAGCTGCCCTGGTCACTGTCGCCAACGCTGGTGGTAACAACGGCACTGGCGCTGTGATCGCCCTCGCTGCTACCCCGCTGGCCTCCGGCGTCAACGGCACCCCTGGCAAAGCGTTCGAACAACGCTGGTACAACGGTGTGCTCTACATCAACGCCTCGGATGACGACAAAGGTCTCGCCACCGACGCCTGGTACAGCCAGACGTTCACCATCGTATCGTAATCGTTAGAAGACACCCACGCTCATGGCACTTATCGTTGAAGACGGCACTGGTGTTGCAAATGCCAACAGCTACATCAGCTTGGTAGATGCCAGAGCGTGGGCTGTTTCCCGAGGGCTGACCCTGTCAGCTGTGGACGCCACGTTGGAGTCTGCGCTGATCCGCGCAATGGACTTTGTGGAGTCCCAGCGCTCACGCTTCTCCGGCGCAAAGACCTCCGCTACGCAGGCTCTTCAGTGGCCACGCACCGGAGCCTCGCTGGATGGCGTCGAGCTCGAGGCAACAGTGATCCCTGCAGAGCTGAAGAGCGCCCAGGTGCAGTTGGCCTTCGAAGCTCAGACGGCGGACCTGCAACCCACGGGAACGGGTCAGGAAGTGCTGCGTGAGAAGATTGACGTGATCGAAACGCAATACGCTGAACGTGGGGCAGGCTCGGTTGTGCCTCAGTTCAACAAAGCTATGGCGTTCCTCGAACCCCTTTTCAAGTCCGGCGGTTTTGGCATCTCTGTGGTGCGTATTTAACATGGCATCGATCTACGACGCTCCTGCTGCAACTGCCCTGAAACTGATAAAGGCAAAGGGTCTGCAGCTAACCATCAGCAAGCGTGGTGGTGATGCCGTTTTCGACCCTGTAACTGGTGGCTTCACCACAGCTGGTGCTGACGTTACAGGAACCCTCGACTGTGTGGTGCTGCCGTATAGTGGCTCGACAATTCGAGCTTTGGCAGACGGATCAGTTACGGCGGATAACAACTACCTTCAGGACTTCACAGAAGGACGGCTCCGCAAGCTCCTAGCAGCTGCGTCCTCTGCCCCTTTCGAACCTAAGTCGGGCCACGTTGTGAGCGGGTTTGAAAGCAGTGTCTGGGAGGTCATAGGATGTTCCCCACTGAATCCTGCTGGCACACCCATCATCTACACGATGGCTATTCGTAAGAAGTAAAATGCCTCCTCTCAACAAAGGCTCTTTTGCTCAGTCGATTGGCACCTTCAAGGTTGGCACAATGGACAAGGCTGAGCGCATCCGGCGTGGCATCATTCTCAAGCTGTTCGGAGCGGTCATTCTTGACACGCCAGTAGATACTGGGCGTCTGCGTGGTAACTGGCGTACCAGTGAGCAGGCACCTGCCCTAGCAGTCATCGACCGCATCGACAAAGGTGGCTCCCTAGCCATGCAGGAGGTGCAGAGCAACATGGGCGACGGCACTGGCCGTGACACCTCTGTGTTCCTCGCCAACAATCTTCCGTACGCAGCCAAGATCGAGTATGAGGGCTGGTCTAAGGTCAAGGCACCACAAGGCATGGTACGGCGCAACGTCGCACGCATAAACGAACTCGTCTCACGAGCTGCAAAAGAAGGTAAACTATGAGTTACGCACAAATAGCATCAGCTCTGCGGAGCGGGGCGAAGACCATCCTTGAACGAGCCACCATTTCGGGCGGGCTTGGCTTCACTGCTGCACAGATCGCGTGGCCCAACGTCGAGTTCACCCCGCCCAACACCAACCCATATGTCGAGGTAGCTCTGCTGTCTAACCCCTCGTCTGTAGCCACACTGGGGCGTGGTGGCGAAGACAACCAAACTGGTGTTCTACAGCTGAGCCTATATTATCCTTTACAAACTGGGGATGGTGCGCTTTATCAGGCATATCAATTACTCAGTGACTTCTTCACCGCTGGAGTGTCTCTAGCTTATGAGGGTCAAGAGGTTTGGATCGAAAGTAGTGGGATGTCTCCCCCTAGCAAGAAAGATTCCAGATTCGTAACGTATGTATCAATTTACTGGACCGCAAGGACAAATCGCCCAGCCAACGCATTCTAACCTAAAACATCATGAGCACTAGTTCCCGCCACGCACTCTACGCCATCCCTGAGGTGACCTACGGTGTCACCCCTGCCACTCCCGCCTTCGTTGCCGTTCGCCACACAGGCACCACCCTTGGCACCACCAAGTCCACCCACATCTCCGAAGAGCTGCGTGCTGACCGTCAGATTTCTGACTTCCGCCATGGCACCAAGCAGGTCGGCGGAGACCTGAAGTTCGAACTCAGCTACGGCTCGTTCGACCAGCTCCTCGAGGCGACCCTCGGTGGCACCTGGACGGTGAAGGCTGCGCCCCGCACCGCCATTACCATCAGCGCCTCTTCGGTCGACAACTCCATCAACGACTCGGCCAACTTGCTCCCTCTCCTGGCTGCTGGCGACCGCGTCACCATCGCTGGCTTTACTGGCACTGCCGGTAATAACCAAACTGGCCTGATCGTCGTCTCTTCTACGGTCTCCAAGATGGTGCTCTCTGGTGGTAATGCCTTGGTTACTGACGCTGCTGGCGAGTCTGTCACGGTGACCACCCTCACATACCAGCTCAAAGCTGGCACGGTGCGTCGCAGCTTCAGCGTGATGCGCCACTTCAGTGACCTTCAGGCGGGTGATAAGCCTTTCCACCTCTACACTGGCGTGGAGCTGAACACGATGAACCTGACGATCCCCTCGGACGGCATCGTCAACGGCACCTTCGGCGTGATGGGCAAGACCCAGACGCTCTCCACCACTGGCGTGGCTGGCCAAACCCTAGGTAGTGCTTCGACCACTCGCGTGATGGACTCCTTTACCGGAACCATCACCGAAGGTGGTGTGAGCTTGGCAATTGCCACCGAGATCACCCTCACACTGGAGAACGGCCTGGAGCCTCGCTTCGCAATCGGCACCGACTCGGTAATCGGCAACGGTGTCATCGGTCGCTCCAATCTCACTGGCCAGCTCACCGCTTACTTCGAGAACGCCACGATGCTGGAGAAGTTCCTCAACGAAACTGGCAGCAGCCTGCTGTTCACCATCGTTGACCGCACTGGTAATTCCTATCGCTTCAACATCCCGAGCATCGTCTACAACGGTGGCCAACCGGATACCCAGGGTCAGGGCTCCATCACCCTCGCGATTCCTTTCCAGGCCATCCTGGACAGCACCACCGCGAGCAACATCGTGATCGACCGCAACCCTATCGCCTAACTTTATGTCTTCACCTAACGATCAAGTCAGCAAGTTCTTCACCCGTAAGCGGGCCAACGAGGGGTTCGAGTTGCCCCTCTCCCTGCCTGATGGGACGCCCACGGAGCACACGATCACCATCTATGGTGTTGACAGCGACTCGTTCCGCAAGGCGCAGTCGGAGTCGCACCGTCGCATGATTGACATCGCTGCACGGCAGGACAAAGAAGCTGCTGAGCAGATGGTGAAGACGGAGAAGTTCACGCTGCTGGCGTCGTTGGTGAAGTCCTGGACGTTCGACATGCCTGCGACGGTCGAGAACGTAGCAGCCTTGCTTGAGGAGGCTCCCCAGATTGCTGACATGATCGACCGCATTGCGTCGGACCGTAAGCGTTTTTTCAGGAGCGGCTCGAGCAACTCTTCGCCCGCGCAAGAGCCGAATTCAAACTCAGTCTCCCAGTAAAGGGCAGCACCACTTCGAAGCGAAAGACCCTTGAGTCCGTATGGCGACAGACAGGCAAACAACCAGACGAACTGAAGGAGCTTTTTGCTCTGACAATCCCGCAGGAGCTCATGTTCCTGTGGGGGTATTATTGCGAACTGCAAAACAAAGAACCAATCACGTTTGTAGAGATCGAGTCTTGGTCACGGCTTACAGGACGGAGCGTAACTGCCCTTGAGGTAGAAGTGCTCCGCAACCTGGACGCCATATTCTGGAACGAAGTCCATGGAGCAAATCAGTCACCTCATAATTCAGGTCAGCAGCAACCAAGTCGAGTCCGCCGAAAAACGGCTTAACGACCTCGGGTATTCTGCCAAGCGAGCCGAGGACGCCACCAAGGGCGTCGCTCGTGCTAGCGATGGGCTGATGGGTGGCATGCTGCGGTTGCTCGGCCCACTCCTTTCAGTTACCACGGCTGTGGCTGGAATGCGTAAGCTGGTCAGCACCGCACGCGAGTTCGAGGTTCTAGAGGCTCAGCTCCGCACTGCTACAGGTAGCGCCGAGAACGCTGCTATTGCGTTTCAAGCCATCAAGGAGTTCGCAGCGACGACCCCATATGACCTAGCGCAGGCTACAGAGTCCTTCATCTCGCTGGTGAACCGTGGGCTTGACCCAGGTGAGCGAGCCTTGCGTTCGTATGGCAATACAGCTTCGGCGATGGGCCTGCAGCTTGACCAGATGGTGAACGCTGTGGCCAAAGCGACGACTGGCGAGTTTGAGCCGTTGAAGGCGTTCGGTGTGTCTGCCCAGAAGGAGTCTGACGGCATCGCTTTCAGCTTCCGTGGTCTAACCACCAAGGTCAAGAACTCGACCTCAGAGATCGAGCAGTATTTCATCAAGCTGGGTGAAGCCAGCTTCGGAGACGCAATGGCGCTCCGCATGAACACCCTAGACGGTGCCATTTCCAACTTGGGCGACTCGTGGAACCAGTTGTTCGCTACCATCTCCAACCAAGGTGTGGGCTCTGCCATCACGACCGTAGTGCGCACGGCAACTGAAGCCATTGACTACCTGATTGTGCTGATTTCTTCCGGTGCCATCGAAGGCTATATCGAGGCAATCGGCATGCGGTTTGAAACTACTTTTGCAGACATCAAGCAGTCGATCGAAACCATCAGCACCTTCTTGAGCGACTCGTTCAAGATCATGGGTATCGAAGGTGGAGACGCTGCCAATTTCATCAAGGAGTCCTTCCTAAACCTGCCCCACTACGTGACGTCAGGCGTAAAGGTGATCGGCGCTACGCTCGGCCTGCTCACTGTGTACGCAGAGGCAGTTGGCAAGATGGTGTATGAAAAGCTGACGGCAGCTGTTGAGTATGCAGGTAGCACCATAAGCAACATCATCACAGAGCTGATGGACCAGCTCAACGATCCCATGGGCGAGGGTGTGTTTGATTACACCGCTGAACAGGCCGCAGGCTTTGAAAAGTTCTCGTCGGCTATTAAGTCCAGCTGGTCCGAAGTGACTCGTACAATTGAAGAGACCAACGATGCGTATGTCAATTATGTCGCAGACCTTGGCGACGTACACGACAAAGAAATTGCCAACTCCAATGCGCGCATAGACCAAATCCATAAGGAGATGGATGAGCGCAAACTCTGGCTGGCTCATGAAAAAGACATCGCTGACCAAGAGCGTGCATTTGGCCGTGATCGGCTTTCTCCCTACAAACAGGGAGACGGCGGCAAGACACGGGTAACTGAGGAACAACGGAAACAGTTTGAGGCATTGCGCGATTCACTCTCCAACGAAGAGCAAGCAGTGCAATACTCCTACGATCGTCGCCTACAGATCATCAAGGATAATACTGAAGGCAACGCAGCTCTCGAAGCAGAACTTACTGCAGCACTCGACGAGCGTAGGCTGGTAGAACTCGACAGCGCACACGAGGCGCGGTTTAATCGCCTAACAGAGGTGTATAATGCCGAGCAGAACGCCTTGCAGATGGCCCTAGACCAGAAGGAAATCAGTGAGAAAGATTTCCATGAGCGGTCAAAGGCCAACTGGGTTTCGTACACTGAAAGCATCAAAGGTGTGTCCATCACTGGGTCGCAGACATTGGCAAAAGTTCAGCAAGGCATGATGGCTGACGTGCTGGGTCGCGCTGCTGACGTGTCCGCCCAAATGGCTTCTATGGCCCAAGAAGGCAGTGCTGCTCAGAAGGCGCTCTTCGTCTCGTCTAAGGCGCTGTCAATGGCCCAGGCGTACATCATGACTGAGCTCGCAGCTATCGCTGCAATGGCCCCTCCTCCATACGGTTTGGGCCCAGTAGCTGGTGCGCCCTACTCTGCTGCTATCCGCGCAATCGGCTACTCCTCGATCGCGCTGATGGGTGCCCAGACAGTGATGGAAGTCACGAAGCACGAGCACGGTGGCATGATTCCCTCTGGAGGCATCGGCCTAGTGGGTGAAACAGGCATGGCCGAGTTGGTGCGTGGCCCTGCAATGGTAAGCTCAGCACGCACTACTGCGGACCACAAGCTGGGTGAAGGCTCTGGCTCTTCCAACGTCGTGGTGAACATCAATAACCAAGCAGGTGGAGAGGTCACGACCACAGAGAGCGAAGGTCCAGACGGTAAGACCATCGAAGTGCTTATCAGCCGTGTTAAGTCCTCGCTCACTTCTGACGTGCGGAGCGGTGGATCTTCATTTACAAAAGCACTCGAATCGACCTATGCTGTGCGTAGAGGCGCTGCCTAACCATGTTCACCTGGCCCACAGTCAATTTCCCCAAGCCTGACGTCAGCTTCGGCACGTCGACAGGTTCGTCGGTTATTCGCACCAAGATGGATTCTGGGCGCATCAGGCAGCGCAAACGCTTTGACCGTAACTTCCGCGTGGCCACCGTCAGTTGGAGGCTCTCAGACTACCAGTATGGAGTCTTCCAAAGCATGTACAAGAACTCGGTCAGCAACGGCGCTGACTGGTTCTATATCGAGCTGGCTCTGGGCAACGGCGAGTCGACCCTTCAGACATACACTGCACGTTTCCAAGCTGATTCCTATTCGGCCAAGTACACAGGGTTCATGTATTGGCGCGTAACTGCAAAGCTAGAGACCGAAGACCAGCCTGAGCCATACTCGTCCGAGGTGATAGATGCTCTCATCCTGTTTGACCTCGACATTGACTATGCTGAAACCCTCGGCGTAAGCCTCCACACTTTCATTCATGTAACGTCCCCAAGCCTAGACTAAAATGCCAACCATTTCTGAACGTATTGAAACAGTGGTTTCAGCTCTCGAGGCTGACAAAGTAATCCAACACGCCATTGTGCATGGGCCTGCGTCCGGCACTGGCAGCACTGTCACCACCGAAGGTGGCCCAGTCCGCACCTTCGCCAAGGTGCAGTCGGACTCTGAAATTGCATATGGTAATGCAGCCACCAATGCAGCTACTGCGACCACCCAAGCAGGCATTGCCACCACGCAGGCCGGTATTGCCACGACCCAAGCAGGCATCGCTACGACCCAAGCAGGTCTAGCGGCCACCAGCGCGACGACTGCGCTGAACGCCATCAGTCAGGCGTATAAGGGCGACGTAGCAGGCGGCAGCGTTCCGGCCACCAGCACCGCAGCCGGTGACACTTACCGCATCACTTCTGTTGGCACTTCTCAGAGCAAGACCTGGGCCATTGGTGACGCTGCTATCTACAAAGGCTCCTCAGGCCAATGGACCCAGCTCACAGGCTTCTACACTGCGTCGAACACTGCGTTCACCCCGACTGGCAACGTAGCTGCTACGACGATGCAGGGAGCCGTTGCTGAGCTCGACGCTGAGAAGGTGCCATACACAGCTGTGTTCGGCATGAAAAACCGTCTGATCAACGGAATGTTCCTGATAGATCAACAAGCATTAAACAGCGTAGCCGATGCGGCATACCACCTCGACCAATGGTATGCCCTCACCGAGTCAGGCAACGTCACCATTGCACGGCTTACAAATCCCGAGGACGGCCAGCTCACATGCCTGCGCATGACCCAGCCCGACGTGACTGCTAAGCGCATGGGCTCGGCGCAACCCATTGAGACCAACAACTGCCGCGACCTGCGCGGCCAAACGGTTGCCCTCCGCGCCCGCATTCGCTGCTCGTCTTCGCAAGCGATCCGCTGGGCCGTGATCGAGTGGACCGGAACCGCCAACGCGATCACCAAAGACGTGGTCAGTTCATGGACAAACGCCACGTTCACCACGGGTAATTTCTTCATCTCCACGACGACGACCATCGCCGCGACGGGCAGCGTCACCCCCGCCGCAAACACATGGACCGACCTGCTGGCGAGCGCGACCATCAGCAGCTCGGCCAACAACCTGATCGTGTTCATCTGGAGCGAGGGCACGCTCGCCCAAAACGCCACCCTCGACCTCGGCGCGGTGCAGTTGGCGCAAGGCGCGCAGACGCCGTTTGAGGCGCGGCCTGTGGGCATGGAATTGGCGCTTGCGCAGCGGTATTTGCAGAAAAATGAGGGCTCCTGTGGGGGGTTTTCTATATCTACAACTACTGGCGAATTTAACGTCCCCCTTTTTGTTCCTATGCTAGCAACACCCTCAATCCAAAGCGTTTCCAATGGCACTTGGGTGGATGGTGTTGGGGCTGCTGCCGTTACGAGCATAGCCCTCGCTACGGGATACCTCAATGGCTCAGTTCGCTTAACTTTTAATTCTACGGGATTAACTGCGCTGAGGGCTGTTTCAGTTGTCGGCCAATCCATCCTCTTGACCTCCCGCCTTTAATCCAATGACCTACCAACTCACATCCACCGCCTCGATCCTGCGCCAAGCCGACGGCGCAAGCATCCCCGCCGATCCGCTCAACTCCGAATACCGCGAATTCCTCGCGTGGTGCGAAGCAGGGAACACGCCCGCGCCCTACGTTCCTCCTGCTCCTACGCAGGCTGAGCTCAATGCCCCACACCTCGCCTATCTCGCCAGTACCGACTGGTACGTGCTGCGCTTTGTGGATACTGGCATTGCAGTGCCTGATGCGATCACTGCTGCTCGCCAGGCAGCTCGTGCGTCTGTACAATGACCGCACCCACGCCGAACAGCGTTTTCTACGCACCGCCCAAGACCGAAGGCGACACAGCTGCCTACGGGGTCTCGGACGGTGAGTATATCGCCTACTGCACCTTCATCGGTGACCGTGGCTCCGAGGCTCTGAAGCTATCCCGCAACGTGAATGACGCCACCATCTACGCCTCCGTGTTCTCCGGAGGAGTTGAAGACTGCGTCGACATACTGGGGTCGAAGCAGGTGAGCTTTTCAAACTGCATGTTTGCCAGAGGCAGAGCCAAGCGTGATTGCACCATCAAGGGCGGAGCAACTGGGATCAGCTTCGTGAACTGTTGGAACCTGCGCTACATCAAGGCAGGTGACTGCACTATCTACGAACGGGTGAATCTGTTGCCTCCGGTCAGCAATTGTCGCGTGCACAATCCTGATGGGCGCAAGACGATCGTTTTATGTCTCAACTCAGACCCGTTCATAGGTGACGTCATCAATATCCGCGTCCCCAAGCTGATTGTGTGTGCCTACTTCTGGGCGCGGTGGAAATTCTTCAAATGACGACCTGGTACATAAACCGCTACGAGGTTGATGCCATACTGCGCAATCACCCTCACAGGGCAGCGGTTTTGGGCCAGTCGGTGGTGATCTACCACAACAGCTACGACTTCGTAACACTGGGCGCTGGCACTGACGTTGTTTTCGAGCACATGGGAGTTTTAGCAGTTGGCAAGCTCCAGCAACTAAGCACCCTAGGCTGGACAACTTCTGCAGGCCCAGCGATGGTAACTAGAGCCAACTTCCGTGGCATAGCGATTAAAACTTACGTCATAAAACCATGAACTTCCTCGATCTTGCAGCGTCTCCAATCCTGTCAGGCGTATTGGGCGGCATAGGTGCTGTTGCCACTGGCATCCTCGGCTTCTTTCAGAAGCGTGAAGACAACAAGTTTGCCCTGCTCCGGATGGACAAAGAGCAGGCTCTGGCGATCACCATGGCGGATATAGAGGAGACCAAGCAGGCAGGAATCCTAGCTGCTTTGCGCGAGAAAGGTGCAGGAGAAGCGTTCACTACTGCGATTGAAGCCGAGGGCAAAGTTCAGGGTGAGCACCGCTGGGCCACTACGGTGCGCTCCATGACCCGTCCAGGGCTCACTTGGCTCTACCAGGTGATGTTCTTAGGCATTGCAGGCGTGGCCCTCCTAGCGTGGTTTAATGGCTGGGCTGGAGACGAAGACGTTGTGCCACTGGTGCAATACATTGTGATTGCTGTTATCAACAGCTCCACCATGACCTTGAGCTTTTGGTTCGGTCAGCGTGGCATGGATAAGATGACCACGAGTTGGGGCAACAAAACTACAAAGGCATCTGTATCGTCTAAATGAAAACTGCGGAATTTGAAGAGGTAATGCAACGACAGGATTTCGACCGCGCTGAAACTAAGCGGTTGAGTGAAGCCATTGCTAGGCTGTCAGAGGACGTTGCCACCATTCACAGTTCCCGTCATTCAGCTCAAGAGAACCTCGCCAGGGTCGTGAACGAGATGCGCCTCGATCACAATACCCTTGAAAAGCAGGTGGCCAGCTTGACCAACTCCATACAGGAACTGGTCATCGCAATGAAGGGTGCGTACGGTGGGCAGGGCATGGTGGCCCAACTCGAGAAATTGGCCATTAGAATTGAGTCTATGGAGGCTACACGGCACGAGGGGCAGGGCATGACCCGTCTGCTGGGTTGGGCTGCTGCAGGCTTGAGCGTGTTTGCTGTCATCAAATCCTTCACCAAATGAACACGGCACTCAAAGAAGCACTCGTTGAAGCGTACGCCTGTGCACCGTCGAACGTAGCAGTCCTTGAGACCCTAGAGGTTTCACACCCCAGCATCATAGGCGGAACTCTGTACTTAGTCAAGAACCTCGCTGACCTGACGTTTACCCTAGAGGATACCAGCACGCAGCTGTTCAAGGCGTGTGGCTTCAACATCACCCTGCCAGCGGCTGGTGACTCTGGCTTGCAGGAACTCAATATCGCCATTGACAATATCGACCGTGCTGTCTCGGACTTTGTTTACACCGCTTCAACCTACGAACAGCCAGTCAAGCTGGTGTATCGCCCCTACCTCTCAGACGACCTGACCACTCCGCAGATGGACCCACCCTTGGAGCTGTACCTGACGGACGTATCCGTAACGCTGTTCCAAGTGACTGGCAAGGCCACCTTCGTGGACGTCATCAATACCAAGTTCCCTGCGGATATCTACACTCGCGCACGATTCCCCTCCCTCGGAGACTAACACTTATGCACTGGGCCCACAAATATATCGGCAAGCCTTGGTCGCCTGGAGCAACTGGACCAGACGCCTACGACTGCTGGGGCCTGCTTTGTGTGATCTACCGAGACCAGTTCGGGGTTGATCTCCCGCACCATATTTCGCTCGATAAGACAGACCGCCGAGGGGTCATCAAGTTCGTGGACTCGGAGGTGCGTAACACTGCAGAATGGCACCGCACCACTTCACCCGTTGATGGATGCGCTGTGGCTATGGGCAGCGCGAACAAGTATTCACACGTTGGGATCTACCTTGAAATCGACGGTGGTTTAATACTCCACAGCGCAGAGCGCACTGGCGTGATTGCGCAGTCGATTTCAGCACTCAGGGCATCGGGCCTAAGCAATTTAATCTTCTTCAAACATGGCCCTAATTGTTGAGATCTACAACCCCTTCAAGCCACTTGAGGACACCAAGCAGTACACGCATGTTGGTGGGGTGTCTATACGCGACTGGCTGAAGGAAACATACCCAGGGTTCAAGGAGTTTGCACACCCCACGGTGTGTATCGTAAACGGTGAGCCCAAGAAGCGTGCCGAGTGGGATACCCACATCATTCAGCCCACAGATACAATCAATTTCGTAGTAATGCCTCTGGGCATCGAGACCGCAGTCTTGGTTCTGTACGCCTTGGTAGCAGTGATGCTAGTAGCCACGGTCTACCTGATATTGACCATGCCTAAGCCTCAGACGCTTGGTGGGTCACAGGCAGACCCTGATCCGGTCTATGACCTGAAGGGTCAGCGTAACCAGAACCGCCTCTCCAACCCCATCGAGGTGCCCTATGGAGCGTGCCGCCTATACCCCTCATACGCTGCTCGAGCCTACAACAAATACGTCAGCAACGACCAGTATCAGTACCAGCTGCTGTGCCTCGGCCAAGGCCACTACGACGTATCGCAAATCCTAATTGAGGATACGCCCATCGGTAACTTTCAAGACGTCGAGTATGCGCTCTACGGACCTGGAGAGCAGGTGCTGCTCTTCCCTGATAACGTCATAACCTCGGTCGAGGTAGCAGGCGTTGAAATGTTTGGCCCCAACGAGGTTGGCTACACTGGCTTCATTGGCGGGTTCGTGGCCAACGACGTAAACACTCTCGCCTCGCAACTGGAGGTTGACATCGTCCTGCCCCAGGGCTTGTATGTCTCCAGTGGTGGCAGCTTATCAGCAGCGACGGTTGAAGCCATATTCGAGTACCGCACGATTGATAATACTGGCACACCCACCAGTGGTTGGTCGACCCTCTTCACGTTCAGCAAGACCCTCAGCACCTCTACCCCACAACGCTTCACGGTAGAGACCGCAGTAACTCAGGCACGGTACGAAGTGCGTGGACGGCGCACCAACGATAAGAACACCAGCACCTCTGCGGTGAACATCATGCAGTGGGCTGCTCTCCGTGCGTTCCTACCATCCACCAAGGACTATGGCGACGTCACACTGATTGCGGTGAAGTCACGTGCGACGAATAACCTCAACGACCGCGCATCGAACCGCATCAACTGCAGAGCTACCCGCAAGCTGCGCTCGTGGAACAAGGCTACGCAGACATGGAACGCAATTGCACCCACCAGGTCTATCGTGTGGGCCTTGTGTGACCTTTTCACAGCCAACTACGGTGGCCGACTAGACGATACCCGTCTTGACCTCGACGCCTTGGCTGACCTCGACGTAATCTATACTTCACGCAGTGAGTATTTCGACTTCGTGTTTGACACTCGCTCTACTGTGTGGGACGCTGCAAAGGTGATTGCTCGTTGCGGTCGTGCGGTGCCCATGATCAACGGCTCACGCATCACGCTCATACGCGATACCACCAAGAGCCTTCCGACTGCGGTGTTCAACCAAGAGAACATCGTCTCTGGTTCGTTCAAGTGGGAGATAAAGCTACCCAACCTCGACGAGAAAGACTCCATCGAGGTTGAGTATATTGACGCCACCAGCTGGAAACCCGAGACCGTTTTATGCACACTTCCTGGGGGCACTACGGACAACCCTGAGCAGCTCAAGTTACAGGGCTGCACGAGCCGTGCTCACGCTTACCACGAGGGCATGTATATCCGAGCCCAGCAGCGTTACCTGCGTGAGAACGTCAGCTTCAAGACTGGGCTCGAGGGCCACATACCCAGCTACGGTGATCTCATTTCTGTAGGCCACGACCTGCCACGATGGGGCAGCGCAGGTATTGTGCTAGACATTACTGGCACGACCCTCACCCTCTCAGAGGACGTTACCTTCGGAGTCGGTAGCCATTGGATTGTGCTGCGCAAGAAAGACGGCTCCCAGGCTGGCCCATTCTCGGTCGTTGCAGGCTCGCAGCCCAACAAGGTGGTCGCTGCTGGAGGCGTTGGGTCAGACTTCTTTTTCGACGGCATTCACGAGCGTCCGCTGTTCTTGTTCGGAAAGACAGACCAGTGGGGTAAGCTCATGACCGTTGTTAGCCTGATGCCTGATGAAGACGAAGTCGAGGTGAAGGCGGTTGTGTACAACCCTGTTATCTTCTCGTTCGACTCTCTCACACCTCCTCCACTGGCCAACCCAACGCTGCCACCAGTTGTGCCTGACCTGCCTACGGTCGCGAATCTGCTTGTGACTGCAATTGTGGGCACGACCGACCAAGTTCTCATATCGTGGTCGCCTGCTGTTGGTGCGACGGCATACACCATAAACAAGTCCACCAATGGCGTAGACTGGGACGCTGTTGATACCACGCTGCAGTCCTCCTACGTATTGACAGTGCCCTATGCATATATCTATATCCGCGTTTACGCACTTGGCAAAGCTGCAGGCCCATGGGCTTACTGGTCTGGGCACCCAGTGACAAACACCCTTGTAAACGCCACAGACACTTTAACTGACGGAAGCGGAAACATCTTGAAAGGATAAAAATACCATGAGCTTAACACCTGGCAGACTTATTAAAACTGACGGAGCACCAGCTGGTGGTGTTCAGACCACTAAAGACGCACTGCCCTTCGGATGGGCGGACATTTCGGATAGCGCCACGGTTGGTTCTCCCATCAGCATCACTGGTGGCGCTGGCTACGTTACCTTGACGAACAACGCGTCTGGCTCTCCTACGGTGTTCACCTACTTGCCTGATGGAGTTACCTCTGCCATCTGGGTCACTGGCACGAACGCCTTTGACTTTAGCCAGCTCGCAGTGGGTGACATGATCGACCTGCGCATTGACCTGTCTGTCACGACCACTGCTGCTAATCAGGAGTTGAACGTAGACCTGTCAATGGCAATCGGTGGTGTTACCCCCTTCCAGATCCCTATCATCTCTCCGCTTCAGATAAAGTCTTCAGGCACCTACCGAGTAGTGCATCCTGTCAGCTTCTACATCGGTTCTAACGACGTAAGGACCAACCCTGCCCGCCTGCGTCTTTCGTCGCCTAATAACGCCACCGTTGTGGTCAAGGGCTGGTACATCCGCATCTGCCGCCGTGGGTAAACGAAAAACCCCTCTAGGCAACTAGAGGGGTTTGGTTTTTAGGTTAGGTTCTGCAGCGGAGGTGCGTCAGGATAATCGAGTTTACGCAGCAGCAGGCAGTAATGGATCGCCTTGTCGATATCCTGCACCCCGTTCTTCTTTTTGTGACGGGTGAGGTACTTCATAGCACACGCCTCAGGGTATGGTATGTTGTTGGCGTGCACAAACTCAATGTGCTGAATCTTATCGCCCTTGTAGTGGTCACCGCCGACCTGCTTGGCCATAGCGCCGTCACTGTCACTACGAGTGCATGGGTGCACACGGATCACGCTTTCCTCAGTTGCAAGAAAGCTCATACCCCTCAACGCTGCTTTTAGCGAGTCCCGTAGGCGCTCAACTGGCATCATCTGAATGCCAGCGGTTTCGTCTGAAATGACAAGCTCAGCCAGCTTGTGCAGATTAATGGTGTTTGGTGTTTTCATGGTTTTAGAAAAAAGTGTAGAGGTTATTTTTGCTTGCGATAAGGTTTGCGCGTTCGATTATGTGAGGAGGCAGAACCTCCGAGAACTTAGTGAAGCCAGCCTTGAGTGCACCCATCCACCGAGGGCCAACACACCCACCTTCAGCTTCGGTCTTACGGCACCAGATAAGACCCTCAATGGTATCAGCCAACTTGAGGATAGCCCACTCAGATTCACTGAGCAGTGGCATATCAAGCACGATGTTACTGTGAGCGAAGACTTCAGCCTCGTGCAGAAGTCCTTTTACAGCTGGTTCGCTTACCTTTAGGGTAAAGGGCACGTCACCTGTATAAAGCTCCGCCGAATCGTGCAGAATCGCAGCCTGGAGTAGCTCCTTGCTGCAGTTGTCACTGAGCTCAAGCACTAGGACAGCCACACCCCATGCGTGAAGGCCAACAGTCTGAGCCTGAACCGTGGGTGCAGCGTGGTAGCGTGACACACGACCGGACTCAAGGGTGGCTAGGGTTCGTTTATAGTTCACAGATACACCCCTTTCTGGCCTTTGAGTCGGCGACCTACCCAAGCTACGCACGCCTGTGACCAGTCTTTGGATTCAATTGCCGTGAGTGCGTCAACAGACGCTCCGAAGTTGCCAAGTTTACGCAGGTGAAATGCGTTGAACACCGGAAGCACTGTTCCATGCAAAAACGGGGAGATTTCACGGATGGTGTCTTCAGTATCTTTGGTGATCTGAAGGGGCTTACCAGCGGCAATGGCCATTTCAGCCAACGTGAGGAATACCTCAAGTGCTTGGTCAAACTGCTTAGGGCTGGTTTTATCACTGAAGAGGGGCACGTGGGTAAAGTTATACACACCTGGATTCTTGATGCTTTTGCGAACTCGATCCCAAGCCCCACCCTGGTAGGCCGGATCGGTGTATACGTGCAGATTGTTACTGACATGAGTCCATGGGCCCATCTCAAGACCAAGGGCACAAGCTACATATTCCTGAAACATTGAGAGGTGCACCACGTTGGCGCCAGTCACAATACCCCACACAGCGTCATTTGAGCGGTTGACGCTGGTCATCTCAAGTTCGTTCTGGGTGTTTACCGAGAACATCAGCTGGGTGTTACAGGCTTTGTCCTTGGTGCTGCGGAGCAGGTCTTTTGGGTCCCAGATCTGAGCAACGCACTGACGGCTCTCAGGCTTTTGGCGCAGCTCGTTGATGATTGCTTCGAGTTGATCGAAGCCAAACGTGTGGCGCAGACGCTCACCGTAGAAAGCGTTATAGCGCTCACCGTCGTCACTAAAAGCGTCCATGCCCTTAGCAAAGTAGCGTAGGAACGGAACGCTATTGTGGCTACCGAGCATAGCCATGGCTTCCATCAAGTGGAAGAATGGGTTTGCATCACGGCTAGGGCAGAAGTTTACCCGTTGCCAGGGTTTATTCACGGTCATTGTCGTAACCCCTGGGAGGCGCAACACTGGGCCATTACGGCTGGGCATTTCAATGCCTCGTGCCTCAAGGGCAATATAGACATGGGAAGCCATGTCGTTGTAGTTTTGTGATTCGAAGTGCATAGTTGTTGTGGGAAAGTTTTAGGCGTCCTTATCTGCGCTAAATACACATTTGAAATGTATTACGTTGTTTTCTATGTACCAGGCTGTGCCAAATTTGTTATGGTGGTCTGGTAACTTATGGCATGCATTAAGGCCAACAGGTATCTGGTACACAACGGTGCGCCCAGTCTTAACACACCAAGCAAGTGCTGCTTCAATTGTGGTAAAACCTCTGACTGGTGCAATTATGTGGCCTGTTGCGCGATAGTTTTTCGCCTTCTTTGGCGTTGTGCAGTGGTATAGCACACTGGGCGAAATGGTTATTCTGTAGTCGATGTTATTCATAGCGCCGTCAGTGAAACCTTTTTAGTTTCACGTGTAAAGAACAAAGTTTTAGTTTGTATACTTTCTTAGAGAAAGCTGTCTCCCACTGCCGAAACTTGCACGCTCATACTTATCAAATTCGCAGAAGGTGTTTGAGAGGTTATTAGGGTCAAGGAAGTAGTTCTGCACATCATCCCCAACGTCGTACCAAATATCCTCACGGATTTCAATGATGCGACGGGTATAGTGCTCAGGTAAACCGCTCCCAATTAGCTTAGGATCGGTAACGATCTTACTAGAATCGTAGCGGTCAACCCCGCGACGGCTACCAGGGCCACACAGCACAAAGGTCTCCCAGTCTGAAGCATCTGACCAGTGGGAGCTGTGGCGTAGGTCGGTGCATACCTGGTTTGTCATGAACTCAGCAAACCCCTCAAGGCGTAGCAGCTGCTCGGCGACCCCGCTTAGCGTGTGGCACAGCGTCCAGTTCACCTTCTCAGCAGAGAGCAGGATGCGCTCGTAGTAGTCAAGCACTCGCACGCCTTTATTCTTGGGCCCATGGGCGCCAACCATATACGCACCACGCATGATCTTGTTACCTGAGTCTTGGTACTCACGCAGCTTTGCAAAAGCAGCACGTACGTCAGTCACTGGCAGCACCTGCTCCAGCGTCTTGGGCTCGTTGAACACACGACCAATTATGTAGTTCACGATGACGTCACGCCTCGATTTGTTAGCACACCATGGGCGTAGGTTTGCAGCAATCCAGCGTGTGACACTGTCGTGCTCACGGTTTATGTTACAGAAACGGTATTCAGCTATGATCTTGTCGTCACTGTGGGGGCCATCACCACCGATGAGCTCCTTACGTATACGTGCTGCCTCACGTGCTCGTATAAAGTAAAGCAATCGGGTTCTCGCTGAGCTGCTACGTATTGACATATCAATTACAGGTCAAAGATTATTGCCTCAATGAGCGCCAGGGCTGCTTTGCGATTTACGTAGTGCACGTTTGCACCGTTTTCATTGAGCACTTCAACAGACCGCACTACGGCACCGAACTTGCTCTCAGTGTTCGTGGGGTTTACGGGTGGCTTAGTTGGGTCTTTTGCCCATCTGCGTGAGTTGACTGAAGCCAAGCATTCGTCGAGTGGGGTGCTGAGCGCCACCACACAGAAACCCTCTTTCCCAAACACCTCATGGAACTCAATAGCACGACCGATAGCAGCACTGAACAGTAACCCCTCGAAAAGCACGTGGGTCGACTGTCCGCTGAGCTCGTACACAAGGTTGCATACCATGTCTGTGGTGGGTATGCTATCACAGCCACCGCATGCAGTTTCGTAGTGCCCTAGCACCGCCAAGTCAGCGTCCTTCCTAGCTTGGTAGTCAAGAGGGTCATGCCACAGCCTGTAGTATAGGGGCTGCTTGCGACCAGTAGTGAACACTGGTTCACGCACAGCGAACTGTGCCATGATGTGCTTGACGATTGTAGTCTTACCGGAGCCGGAGGTTCCGCGTAGGTTGATGATCATAGTAGGCAGGGGAGAGTTTTTAAGTAAGCAACGAAGTGCTCGTTTGCTAAGGCATTTGGGCGACCCCTACGCACAGTGTCAATGGCCATTTCACCATCATACCCAAAAAGTTGGTTTAGTATGAGTGCGCTCATGAGCCCACTACGGTTACGCCCAGCGTGGCAGTAAGTCAGGATAGCACCACCTGTGCGTTTGTGTATCGTGCAAGCATGCTTGGCGATGAACATAAGCTGCTCAGCGTTCTTGATCTTGTTGTCGGGAATTGGGTTCCACAGGTAGTTTGACCCAAGTAGGTTCCTGAACCCTTCGTCCTCGTCGCATGCCATACCAACAACGCATTGGATGTTGTACTTGGTTAGCAGGTCGAACTTCAGGTCTTCGGCGCGTCCTAGCATGTTACCACGCTGGAACAGGGTTTCTTGGTAAATTGTGTGCACCTTCATGACTTGGTGGGCTGGCTAAGGTTGTTCTTACTCTTGTTCCAGTTGTATTTGCTATCCGTCCACATATAGCCGTGAACACGTAGGACTTCACCCAGGGGCTTGCGAACCCCGTCCCAGCCATTGAGCTCACCAAGTGCCCACTTGGGGGCAAAAGATTTACGCGCCTCATACATCTCAGCCTGAGGATGGCCCCAATAGGCTTGCAGCTTCCGGTCGTAATCAAGCTCAGAGTCCTGCGAACGGCCTGGGTATTGACGCTTACCGACCCAGCACTGCTTGTAGTCACACAGGAGGACTTGCAGCTCATAGTAATCAAGGGTGAGCCCGAATACCCCTGACAAGGTTTCGCGAGCCTCTGTAGCGATCTGTTCTACCTTTGCAACGGCATCAGGACCGTCGCCGCCGTCTTCTAACAGCTCCTTGTGCTCAGGGTAGAGCAACGCCAGTGCGTGGCGAGGGCTCCAGCCGTCTTTGGAGCGGATGTCACCAACCTGGACGTCAACACCGCAGTAACGGCGCAGGTATTCAATCCACTTTTGCCCGATGTAACGACCGAACCCGTAGATGCCACCACATACATCTTCAAAGGCTTTCTCGTAGCGTTGTGCCTCGTCAGCCACACTGTGCCACGCTTCGATGTGGCCAGTGAGCACATCAACGTAGGCTGCTGCGCTACTGATGCACTTTGCGAGCTTCTCAACAGACCGAACGGCCTTGCGCTCACGGCGGAAGGCTATACCACCCCAATTATCAAGCAACCATGCCTCAACGTCTGTGTAGCTCAAAGCACTTTCAGGCGTGGGGAACTGCTTACTGAGCACCAAGGCCGTTGGGACATTATACACCGAGGCGTACAACACACCCAGCCATGCGGTGCCTCGACGATCAAGGCAACGGGTATCCGATATGCGGCCGATGCAGGCCATGTGTGGATCGGGCCCACCAGCTGCTTTATCAAGGCGGCAGAAATCGTAAAAGTTCTGCCAATGGTCTGGGTGTGTGTCGCTCATGGTTGGGTTCTCTTAGGCGATAGCATCAACGAAGGCATGCATCTGCTGCAGGGCGACTTCGTCACGGATCTGAACCGGAGGGGTCTTGAAGAAGTACGCAGAGGCGTGCGGGATAATACCACCCACGCCACGGTCAAGGGCGATCTTAGCCACGCGCACAGCGTCAATGACGACGCCAGCAGAGTTGGGGGAGTCGTGAACCTCGAGCTTCACCTCACACAGCAACGGCACCCCGCCGAACGCCTCAGCCTCGATGCGGATATGGCAGAACTTCTGATCCTTGAGGAACGGCACGTAGTCGGACGGACCAACGTGGACGGACTCCTCAGGCATCGGGTAACCAATAGCAGAGGTGACAGCACCCGTCTTGGAAATCTTCTTGGACACGAGGCGCGAACGCTCAAGCATGTTCATGAAATCTGTGTTACCACCAAAGTTGAGCTGGTAGGTGTTTTTGATCTTAACACCACGATCAGCGAACATCTGGGCAAGCACACGGTGAGTGATGGTGGCGCCAACCTGGGACTTCATGTCGTCACCAATGAGTGGGAGCTTGGCGTCGGCGAACTTCTGAGCCCACACAGGATTGCTTGCGATGAACACAGGCATGCAGTTAAGGAAGGCGCAGCCAGTCTTCAGCGCCAGATCGGCGTAGTAGCGAGTAGCTTCTTCAGAGCCAACGGGGAGGTAGTTCACCAGCACGTCGACGTCCAGCTCCTTGATCAGCTTCTCAAGGTCAGCAGGGGGGAGGGTTGACTCTTCATACATCTGGTTTTCCTTGATGTAGTAACCAATGCCGTCGAGAGTGACGCCACGCACAACAGGGGCACCGAGCTTGGGCACATCACTGAACTTGACAGTGTTATTCGGGAACTCAAAGATGGCTTCGCTCACATCGCGGCCAACCTTGTTCGCAGCGACGTCAATGCCAAGCACGCACTCAACGTCGTGGACATGGTAACCTCCAAGAGTTACGTTCATCAAGCCAGGGACGCTGGTGTCAGGCTTGGCGTACTTATAGAACTGGATGCCTTGAATGAGGGAGGAGGCGCAGTTGCCCACGCCGATGATTGCGATACGGATCTTGTTGTGTTTCATACAGGTTGTTGTTTTGGTGTTCTTGCTGGGAAATGCAAGGAAAATGTTAAAGAAGTGATTCAGGGTCTTCAGTGCGGATTCTGGTTGCCGACTGAGCTAGGTTCTCAATCAGCTTACCTCCGTACACTTTCTTGGCTTGAGCTTCCTTGAGGAGCTTGTGCATCTTAAGTGCGTCGGTATAGACTCGGTCTAGCATACTGGTTCCGCCTACTCGGCAGTGAACCCGTAAGTCTTCCAGGGCTGGGAACTCCTTGGGGTCAATTACCTGCGGGGTGTTCCCGCTACGTTGTGTTTGGGTGGGCTGTTGCATGTGGTTTTAGACTAGGCTGGCGCACTCTGGGCCAAAGCCAGATAGGATTGATTCTGGGACAGTGAGCTTGCGACCGCAACGACCGCAACGACCTGCATGATGGACGTCGCAATCGGGGAGTTCTTTGCCGTCAAGTATACGCTGGCATACCCAACGTGCAGCGACCGCAGCCTTCTCCGTTTTAAGTATGCGACTGGTGCTGCCGTGGCGATAATCTTTGCCGTTCCAAATCATGCCAACGTATTCGTAAGAGTTCTCGTTATCAGACCCACGCATCACTGAGACAAAGTGTGTGGTTGGTGTGTCTTTCTTCTGACGAACTCTGAAGGTAAACCGTGTTCCGGTAAAACGGGACTGCGCCGTAAAGGTGGCGTTGCCCGCAAGCATAAACTTCAAGTGATTCATAGCGCCGTCAGTGAAACCCTTTTAGTTTCCAAAGTAAATCTTTATTTTACTTCAAAGCAAAGATTCTTTCCACACCTTCAGTGCATCTAGCAGGTTTGTTTGCTCTTTGTCTTTACCATTAAGTGTTTCCGCAACCACTTCCTCGACGGTGTTTGATGTGATGAGCCTATATACTTCAGTGATTGATGTCTGCCCACGGCGGGCAAGGCGTGCATTTAACTGGTCATAGTCTTCAGGACTCCACGGGAGTGTGAACCAGATAACGACACTGCCGCCATCCTGCATGTTCAACCCATGGGCCATTGACTTTGGGTGCGCAACAAGAATGGGAATCTTACCTGCGTTCCAGCGTTCCACTAGCTGCAGCTGCTGCGTATTTGATTTAGCACTACTGAAGGCAACTGCCTCAGGGTGTGCCTTCAAAATACGTTCAAGCTCGTGCTGGTATTGGTAAGCTACCAGCACTGGCTTGCCCTTGAGCTGCTTGATTAGCTGCGTGAACGCCTTCATCTTACCGTCGTGCAGCTTGTGCCATTTGTGCTCGGAGTCGTATATTGCTCCTGACGTTACCTGGAGTAACTTGTTCATCAGGACTGCAGCGTTAGGGGACACGATAACTGTGTCACCTTGCTTTGGGTCACTTAGAACGAGCAGCAGTTCCTTCTCCAGCTCCTTGTATTGAGCTTTGACCCCAGGTGCTAGGCTTAGTTCAACATCCTCCTCGTTTACGTCCGGAATATCAAGCCAGTCACTGCTCTTCAGTGTTACTGTCATGTCACCGATCTTATTGTGAATTCTCTCCCGTGAATTGGTCTTTGGCACCCACTTGTAGCCATAAAGATCTGGCTTGTAGAAGTAGGTATCACGGAACATGCCGTATTCTTTCCCGAGTCGGTGTCCGCCGTCAAGCAAGCGTGCCTGAGCAAATATATCAAGTAGGCCGTTAGGGGTGGGTGTTCCAGTAAGCCCCCAGTGGCGCACGCAGTGCTTACGCAGGTATGGCCGCACGGCATTAATGCGTTTGCTCTTGTGGTTTTTGGCCTTAGTGAGTTCGTCCCACACCACAGTGTCAAATGCAAGTGTGCGTCGTCCGCGCAGATATTTATCACGGAACTGCTGCAGCTGGTCGTAGTTTATCAGGTAAAGATCTGCACTACCAGCCAGTAGCTGGGCCCAACCCTCAGGAGTGCGCAGGTTGGCTACCTTGAGGTGCTTCACACCGTCCCATTTACGCACCTCTAGTGGCCATGTTAAGTTGCAGACACGTAGTGGTGCCACCACCAGTGCACCCTTTGAAATCTTCTGCTCAAAGAGCTCAGTGAGTGTGTGGAGTATAACTGCCGTCTTGCCAAGGCCACACCCAACTAAACCCATCACAATTGGTGACTCACGCAGCTGGAATGCAAGTAGGTCTTGGGGTATCGACGGCTCAAACTTCATAGCATATCAGAGCAACCGCAGCCACAAGGTTTCTTGAACGCCTTAGGGAAGGTGAACTCAAGTAGTTGCCTCCCGCTGGCTACGTTGTCAACCCAAGTAGCTGGAACGCCAACGTCGTGCAGCTGCCCAATTTCGTATAGCTGGAGCTTGGTTGGGTGGGCACCCTTGCGCTTTATTTCAACGAAGAGCACGACACCCTGAAACGCAAATACACGGTCAGGCACACCACGGCTGGAGGGGCTGGTGAACTTACGTGTGTAGATGCCGTGTTTCTTGGCGTAGGCCGTCAAGGACGACTCAATTTGTGACTCTAGTGGGTCACTCATTCTTGCAACGCTCATTTCACAAAAAGGATCTCAAGCGTCTCATTGCGGGCACGGCTGTAGATGCGTCCGATTAACTTATGCAGGATCACACGACGCGGTTTGGACTTGCTAGCCTCAATGAGTGCCATGCGCTGCAGATCGTTAAGCGATACGCTGTCCATGACAAGGATCTCGTTCAACTTGCGGGCACTCAGTAGGTGACCTTCAAGTCGCTTGACGTCACGCTTGGTGAGGGTTGGCTGTGGGTGTGGTTTGAATAGGGTTTTCATCGTTTATGTGGAATTGGTATGGTTCTCCTAGGTATGCGTTGCAGTCATTGCACCTGACTTCGTCATAGCAGTGACCTGCCACAACTTTTATTACACAATGCTTGCATGCAGCAATGACTTTCTTGCAGCTGGGCTTACTCATAGCTTCAGGTAGTACGGCACTACGTCGCATTCTGCAGCCACTGGCAGGCCGTCTGCCCAGCTGGGTAAATCAGTGAGTGCTTTTGCGAACTCCTCCGCTGGTCGTCCATCTTCAACAGCTAAGGCCTGGTCATGAATAAGGGTGATAACGTCAAAGCCAAGGTCATCAGCGTTGCACGCACCGCAGCCCATAACGTCAGCAGCAGTGCCCTGAGTAGCGTTTTCAACTAGCTTACCACCGTAGGTGCTGACCCGACCCCAGAAGCTGCTCTTGGGCAGTTTACCGAAGTATGTGATCTTGGTTTTACCTTGCTTTTTAGGATCTTTTTCAAGCGCAGGCCACGGGTAAACAATGTTACGACCAGAGGGTAGCTTTAGCACCAGATACGGTATGCCACTGCTGTTCACTACAACAAAAGAGATCTTTGGCCCAGCCTTGAAAACTTTGCCAGGGTTGAGGATAGCGTTACGTGCTGCGCGATCAGTATCCCACCACAGCTGCTGAACGTGGTTATACTCCTCGCGGAACGAAGCCACCGAGCTCACGGCTAGGGGCTTGGTGACCGCGATACCCTTGATGTTATACTTCTCAGCGTTGATGATACACTGGTCAAAGAACTTGTCGTGTCCCATCTGGAATCCGCAGCCAAGCACGGTCTGCTTACCCAGCCAGCGTTCATCCTTGAGCACCTCGCTCCAAATCTTCTTGAAAATAACACACGCCATACGCACGTACGGATCGTATTCCTTTGACCCCGTTGCGTCGTATTTGCGGAACCGTTCAAGAGCATCCTCTTGACCTGCTAGCCAGCACACAATACGAGCCTCGATGGCTGCGTAATCGGCGTCATACATCTTACGGTTACCTGCTAGTTGAATGTAGTGACGGATGCATGATGCGATAACGTCAAGTGGGGCAGATCCAAAGAGCAGGCGCATGTCATCGGCGCAAGTCACCGAACCCTCACAAAGAGCCTGGTAAGCCGAGGCAGTGTCTGGGAACGTTGGACGCTTGAGATTCTGAGGCTGAATGAGTCGTCCAGCCCAGCGGCCTGGGCCTGCGCCATGGAACACCAGCGTGCCACGCACGAGCCCATCACCACAGTTGCAGTTAAGCATGAGCCCAACCTTTGACACAGCGCTGTAGCTCAGATCAGCCTTGAGCTGGATGGCCTGCTTAGTGAGGTCATCTTTGGCCCATGAGTTGTCCTCGATGGCTCGGGCAACGCTGGTGGCCTGCATATCATCATACGGATAGCCACGTTCTCTGAGCCAGTTGAGCACCTTTTCACGCTGGGTATAGTTGAGCCCAGTGATTTCCCTGAAGTCATCGCCTTGGTAGCGTTGGCACTCGTCAACGATCACCTTGGTGTTCTCAAGCGCGGTCACGTTTACGGGAACGCCACGGTCGTTGATCTTGCAGTCAAGCTGCCACACACGTAGGGACTGGCCTTTCAGGTCGAAAGCAGCCAGCTTTTTGTGCACGGCCTGCTCAGTGCGCACGTCTTGTTTGCAATACTCGATAAATTCGTTGAAAGCCTTAGGGTCATCCCAGGGGTAAATGCGTTGGCCTTTCTTCTTACCCTTGCCCTGTAGCTCACAGAAGATCTTGATCAGTGCCGACCCACGCTTGTCTTTGCGTTGCGGCAGCTGAAGGGTATCGGCCAAGGTCTCCAGCTTAGCAGGGAGAGCTGCTTTACGTGCCAGTGCAGCTGTGCAGCGCCATTGAGTGAGCTTGGGTGGGACTAAGCCGAAGTCCTCCACCATACGGTATTTGGTCACCGCAATTTCAAACCCAGCGTTGTGGGCGTAAACTGGTGTAACACCATCATACCATTTCAGTGCCCACTCCATAGCCACGCTGTCCTGCTCAAGACCAAGACCCTCGAGGACTTCAAGCGGGAGAAGTATACGAGGCTCCTGGTCGTTGAGTGCAATTCCCATCATCAGAATACGAGCTGACGGATCCGCAGCGTAACGATACGCGCCATAGGCGGACAGGTCAATCTTACTGAAGGACTCGTAATCGATGTGGACAATGTCAGGCATTAGAGTAAGTCAGTGTCCTGAGTTTGAGCGAGGGGCAGTTCCATCTGAGCGGGGTCAACCAGGGTCACTTTAGGATCCTTAGCAGCCTTTGGTTGCTTGACCTTAGGGGTGGCCACCTTCTTCAGATTCTTGATTGGCAGCTCGAGTTGTTCGGGCACCTTGGCAGCTTTAGGTGCAGCCTTGACAGCCTTGGTTTCGGGTTGCTTTACCTTGACGGCCTTGGGCTTGGCTTTAGGCTTGAAGTCAATGGGCTGGTCAAGGGTAACACCCTTCGCCTTCAGCTTGGTACGCTTAGAAGCACACGAGTTGCAGAAATGGCCTTTGGTTGCAGGGTTGCTGCAGCCAGCGACCAGGCACAAGCCTTTGCTCTTTTTCCAGCGTTGGCCAGTGGTGTTACGCAGCTTTGCGGGGTTCACTTCAGTCTTCTTAACTTGGGTCTCTTTCATGGTTATACTTTGTTGGTTGTTGTGGTTTTGGCCTTGATGTTGTCAACCATCATTCGTCGCACAACAGGTTCAGCCTCTGACTTAGAATACTTGCGGGCAGCAGATGGTTTATCAGTCCAGGTGCAGCCATTCCAGTATACGTTCCGATTGGTTTCTCGGTCTAGCCGATAGATCAGTGTTTTCATAGCGGGAAAGTGAACTCGTTGCGGTGTGATCGGCTAAGGTAACAAACCTGCTCCCTATGACATCCATGGGCTGCTACGCCACCGCAACGAGAATTGAGTAGGCAGACTATTAGGGGTCTGCCAGCCCTTACCTGATCAGAGCGCGGACGCTTCGTCTTCGTTGTTGCCACCAACAACGTCACTGAACTCCTCAGCGGCATCAACCGAGCCCTCACCGAACGGCTCACCGTCGGCAGCGAACTGGATTGCGCGGAGCTGGGCGTTCACACGCTTACCGAACTTGTTGTCTTGGGCCCAGAGGCGGATGGTTGCGTTTACGTAGCAACCAGCGTAGGGCTTGTTGTCGTCTTGCGTGAGCGGGGACAGGTCACGGTCAACGACAGGCACACGCTTCTTGGAGGACGAACTGACGAAGCACATATCGGCGTTATAGCCGTCGATGCCACGTTCGCCCTTTTCCTCGCCGGAGCGGATGCAGACTTTATCTTTACCAGGGTGCTTACCCTTCAGACCGGACTTGACCACGAGGTCAACGGCTTGGAGGGTCAGCTTTGCGTTCTCGTCTTTATCGCCTTTGCGAGCCATGAGAAAAGTGGCTTGATACGACGGGTTGCCACCCTCTTCGAACGAGCGAGGCTCGAACAGGGAAGGGAAGGAGAGTCGCACATTGCGGAGGCGGACAGTTACGGAACCGTCTTGAGCTTGAGTAATACGTTCGGCCATGTTATTCGGTGTTTCGGTGTTTCGGATTGTTGTGTTAATCATGAGGCAGAGAGCCTCAAGAAATTGAGTGAAACCTTTTTGGTTTTTAGTGTAAAGCCTAAATCTTAAATCAGAGCAAAGATTTGTCTTCGGCTGTGATGCTTTCGTCCTCAAACTCGTCTGAGGCTTTGGTGTCTTTCCACACTGGTCGCTTGTCGTCAAGCGGAGCCAACGTGGGGTTACCACCAGGCTGCACTATGAGTGCTTCAACAGCCTGCATAGTTGACCTGCGGGTAACGCCTTTGGCCTTTAGCAGCTCCTTGGCTTTGGCCGGAGTGATGAGCTCACGGGGTGCAGCGACATCGGCGCCAAGTCTGCCCTTTAGTATTTTGTAGGCAGCGTCTTCGTCAGCCCACTTCTTATGGGGTTTGGTGGCTACCACCTTGAAACCATTATATTCTACACCATGCTGCAGAGCTGAAGCCACTACGTAGGCTTGAACCTTCTCGAGCCACTTACTGAACAGTGGCTTCATGGACAGAATGCGAGCCAGCTGATCGGCTGTAAGCCCCTCCGGAGCTGGGAGCTCAGGCAGCTCTGACTTCTTGTCGAGAACGGCTGGAGCAAGATCTATTACGTCCTCTACCTCGCCGAGTAGCCAGCGTGTGCGAGCTTCACAGAACGAGAACGCAGGGCAGAAGGTGCATGTGTCATCAGACGGAGCGAATGGCTGCTTGAATGGTTCAGCCTGGATGTCAACAGCCGTGTCCTTGATGTTTGTGCAGAATTCTTCAAGCTCACGGCGGGTAAGCTCCCATGTGCGCTCGGCTTCTTCTCCGGTAACTCGTGGTTGCCAGATGGTGATGGCTACTTCCATCGCTGGGTCACTGAAATCATACACATCACCAAGGTCTTCAATCAGACCCTTTGCGTAGGAGGAAAGCTGCGGATTGCGCTTGGCATGAACGCTGACGCCACGGCCATATTTCAGATCAATGATGTGTAGGCGGCGAACCTTGCCGTTCTTGCCAACGTATACTAGGGCGACGTCCACGTAACCCTTGCGGCCAGGGGCGAAGAAAACCTTGACAGCTGACTCGACGATGAGCGTGACGTCGTCTTTGCCTTTGGCGTTGATGATGAAGTTGCGGTAACCCTCAACGTGTGACTTCATGTCACCAGGGTCGTATACTGGCTTGCCGCCAGTGAGGAGCTGCTTGGCAGCTTCATGGGCTCGGGTGCCCTCCTCGGTAAATTCGAAGGTCTCTTTGGGTATGCGGTGCTGGTTGGCAACGACGTAACCAGGAGACGCCTTGCACACCAACCACCGATGGGAATCGGATGGCCGGAGCTTGACGGTGGTTGGTGTGTTTTGGCTCATGGTGTTATACGCTTAGAGAGCGTCGTCTTCTTCGGTCTCAGTGACCTCTTCGCCGGAGAGGATCGCCTCGATGGCGGTCTTGAACTTACCGTAGGCAGCTTCGTCCAGCGCCGTGATGCTCTCGGAACCGAGCTTGCTCAGCACCTCACGCATCTCCTTGTTCTTACCAGCCTTGATGGCCGCTTTACCAAGTTCGCGGAGAGACTCGATGGTGATCGAATCATCAGCGTCAGCCTTGGGCTCAGGTTTCTTCTCAGCCTTGACTTCAGCCTTCTTCTCGGCCTTAGGCTCAGCTTTCACTTCGGCTTTCTTCTCCGCCTTGACCTCGGCTTTGGGCTCAGCCTTGACTTCAGCCTTCTTCTCGGCCTTGGGTTCAGACGCAGCACTTGCGCCGCTGAGCGACAGGATGGAGGCGGCAAGGTCTTGCACTTGCTTACCGATGTCTTTAATGTCTACGCCTTCGATGGTGATCTTAATCATGTTCTGATGTGTTGTTTGTTGGTTTTAGCCTTACGACAGTAAGGAAAATTGGTTACTCAGTCTCCTCAGTGGGGATCTCGTTATCAGTCCGGAGCATGAGCACAGGAACCTTGGTCTTAACAAAGACGCCAGCTTCCTTGAAATGCTTGCCTGGGACGTGCTCGATGGCTTCACCGATCGTCTTAGCTGGCATCAGACGACCCTTCTTGGTGGTGTTATACTCGTAGGCACCTTTACAGATACGGCCAGCAGCCGTGAGCACGCTCTCGTTTTCAGGAACCTGAAGCACCCAGCCGACGAAGTCATTACCATCAGGGATGCGACCCTCAGGATCAGAGATGAGGATGGCGTACTGCTTCTTGATAGCTGGAGCCTTCTCTTCGTCTACCTCAGGCTGAACCATCATGTTCATCTCTTCAACGATTGAGCGCAGCGTAGCTGGTTCAAGTTCGTTACGTTTCAGGATCTCTGCTACTTTATTGATGTCTATTTTAGCCATTGGTTATTTGCTTTCAGGTTGTTTGGGTTGGAGGTAAATTGGGTCACGCCATACTCGGCGACTGCCTACGATACGTTTCTCAGTGCCACCGTTTCCGTCAGGCACCTCTACATATTGGTAAATAGTCTCCATGTGGCCAGCGCGATAAAGTATTGGGTAATTCCTCACAGGTGCTGGCTTGGGGCGAACCACGGGAGGCGGAGGAGTGCTGCACCCAGCAGTGGCGCAGGCCAGCAGCACGATGGCGGAAGTGGTGACAAGCGTAAGGGCCACGTGCCTCCAGCCAAGTATGGGTAATTGCTTACCAAATACGTTAATGGGCACCTGGCTAACTTGCCACCGTTTGTATTGTGTGTTTTTCATTACTCGGATTGGTCAAGCATACGACCACATTTGATGTTTAGGATGGTGAGCACTTTGACAGGCTTAGCAGCGCTGGCTTGTAAGACGTATGTCTTGTGGCCACGCTGAAGGGTTACTGGATCGGTGAGGGTTACTTCCTGCATGCCGCTATGGCCGCAAGCACGACCCTGTTGGCGCTTGACGTTACGGGTGCCAATTGTGCGGCCACTGAGGTCAAGAACTTCTTCATACCAACCTAGGGTCTCAAACGTGGTTGAGATATCCTGGTCTCTATCGTTGTTATTCATAGCGCAGTCAGTGAAACTGTTTTAGTTTCTAAAGTAAAGAATAATTTTTACTGAAATAAAAATGGCCTTAGTAACTTCGGCCTTAGGTTTATTGCTTAGAACTTGAACTCAACTTGATCGCTGTGGTTACCGTCGGTGACAGTCAGCGTGGCGCAGTTGCCTTCGGTGCGGACATTGTGGACACCCTTTATGAAGACTACCCACTCGATGCCTTCGTCCTTGAAGGTGCGGAGCAGGCCAGCTTTCTTGAGCTGGGTGAGGTTGCCGCGCTGCTCTTTGGTGATGTCAAGCATCGGGGTGCCAGACCAGTTCGGTGCATCAGCGGCAAGGTCAGCTAAGAGCTGGAAGGAAGCAGGCGTCAGGGAGATTTCGGTAGCGGTGTTATTCATAGCGTAGTCAGTGAAACCTTTTTAGTTTCACGTGTAAAGAACAATTTTACAGAAAACTAAAAATAGTTTTATTCCCCGTACATTGCAGCCCTCTGTGCCTTAGTCAAACCACCAGCCTTGGCCTTAGGTATGTTCAACTCATCACGTAGGCGTTCAACAGCTTCTCTTGATCCGTTGATCTGCCTAGCTACGATGCTGATCCCGTAGCTCTGACGCAGCAGGATTATAGCCTGCTCACGCTGCTCGGGTGTGAGGGTTTCTTTAACTCGTCCAGGTCCTCGTTTAATCATAGAAGTTCTTCTCCGGTTTTTGGTTTTGTTGTTTTAGTTTCGCAGGACACAAATCGTCCGCTAAGCAGGAAGTACAGTGCAAGTGCACGCTGTGCCTCGGTGTAGTCAGCTTTATTGCTGGAGCCTACGGGCAGTGGACCATTCACCATCGTGTAATCCTTCTCAAGTGCGTCGTACTCGTAGTCAGTCAGTATTGACTTTGTTAATACGTAGTAGGCGTATCTGCAGGCCATGACCATATCGAGGTCAAAGTCTGATAACGGCACGATGCGTTTGAGTGAGCTAGTGCGTCGTGCAGCGCTCATAGTGCATCGTTCCGCTCAAGGAACAAATCAAGGCCAAACAAGGTGCCACCCACTCGGTGGATCAAGAACCCTGGCAGCTTTGTCAGATTATCCTTCGCACCGATGCCGAACTGAGGCATGCACTTGACGATTGTGTAGTCGTGCAGGAGTGCTTCAAGCTGAGCTGACCCAGCGTACTCAGTGATCTTCCTGGCGTTGTGTAATTCCACTGCAATCTGCTTGACGCTAGAAGGCCACAGATAGTCCGAGTTGAGCAGCCCCCACTCTGCACCCTCGATGTCAATCTTCACGTGCGTTGGTTTGAAGCTGCGAATGAGCTCAACTACGTCAAGGTTCTGCACCTTCACGGCGACACTGTTTTTGCACAGCTTACGGGTGACTGAGCCGGAACACTTGTTACGTATTGAGGTGTTTTGCACCAGTGTTGCCGTTGGCTCATTTGACATGGTCGCAACGGCCTTGTAAACCATCGGCGCAGTTTTACCGTTCCAGTGCTTGTCAATGTTCTGACCAAGCACGTTGAAGTTGTCCTCGTCAGGCTCAACCCCGCAGTAGGCTGCAACGCCTGCTTTGAGTGCCATAACAGCAAAGCCACCAATGTTTGCCCCTAGGTCGAGCACCCGTGACTTGTGGTCTAAATTGAAATTGCTGTAGTGGCTCTGGCAGTCTTTCACCATCTGCTTGTCGGTTTGTAAATGTGCTTCGCGCACGAGTGTATCTTTGTAAATGATCATAGCATTTCTTCTCCCTCGTTACCTGACTCTGATTGTTTGATTCGTTGGTTCGCCATAGCCTGTGCCTCGGAGGCACTGATTTCACTGTCAGCCTTGACCCACAGAGGGTGCTTCTGGCCGTCCTGCAGGGTCCACCTCCCCACCCGTAGCCAGCCGTCTTCGCGCAGTACGCTGGCCAGGTGCTGGCTGGTTATTTTCTGCAGACCTTGGCCGTCAAGCATCTCCATGAGGGTGGCTGAGCTGATGAGGTCTTCACGCACGAGTGGGTGAATACTGTCCTCGACGGCTATGCGCACGGCCGACGTAGTGTCAGAGGCTGCGTCGTTGACGAGCTGCTGCAGATACGTGGTCATAGGTGCGTGACCGTCCGGTGCGAAGTCGTCCGAGATGCGGTGCTCCTCTAGCCACGCACGTAGGCCTGCAGCGTTGTCCCGCAGCATGCGGAACAGCTTGTCAAAGTGCGCCGTTCCGAGCGCCTGCACCTGCGCCTTTGTCTGCAGAGCTGACTTCAACACAAAGTAACGCCGATCACCTGCACTGAGTGCCAAGGCGTCGTGGTGGTTGGTGAACAGCAGATAGTTGGTGCGGTTCTCAAGCATGCGGGTATCACGGAACCGTTGGTTCACGCAGATGACGTCGTTGCTGATGAGGGGTTTCAGCGAGTTCATGACGTCGTGGCGGTTTTGGCCGACTACACGCACTTCCTCGAGCACCACCAACTGCGTTCCATACGCCCAATCGTTCCAGGTTGAGCGCAGGGCGGACGAATCAATAGGCATCACCTGACCCTTGCCTAGAACCGCACGCATTGCTTCTGCGAGCACGGTCTTGCCGCAACCCTGGGCACCCTGCAGCAACACTGCCCATCGGATCTTGTGCCCAGGCTTCTGCACAATGTGGGCCAAGTAGTCGAGCAGCGTGCGCCGATAGCTCTCCTCTGCCACGAGCACCTTCAGGTGGTCCATGAAGATCTTACCTGCCTCCTCGGCACGCAGCGGATCAGGCTCAGGGTAGTTGCGCACGTACACGTTGACGTACACTTTGCCCTCGTGGTGGATGAAGGTATCGTTGGGTTGGCTGGGGTCGTACAGCACATCATACGCGGTGGGGATACCCACGATGTTAAGTAGATAGTCCTGAGGGCGGATCACGGGACGACCCTTCGTGCCTATGGATTGGTCGCCGCTTTCCTTCATCTGTTCCTCCGTAGGCAACAGGTGACTGCCGTATACACGGTCTAACGCCTCAGGACTAAAGTATTCCGTGGTGCTGGGTCGGATGAATGTATTCATCTTGCTGGCATATGCCATGCCCTTGCACCACTCAGGCAGCTTGGCCTTGCTGCGCTTCTTGTCGGCGGCAGCTGCCTTCATGCGTCGCAGATCCTTACGCAACACAGGCACACCGATCTTCATTGGTGGGTTGCACTGTTTGACTGCGTGAGCAATCTCTTGCATTAACGACTCCTCCTCGCTCACCGTGAGTAACGGGGTGGCGGCGATACGGCGCAGCCCCTCGTTCACTAACTGTGACGCTGGCATGGGGTCGCGCCCAGCCTTGCCACTGATCCACGCTAGGGTGGCTGCGTAGCAGCGTGCCTTTGTTGGGTTGGCGTCCCAGCCGTTGGCCGATGCCCGCGACAGGAGTGACCGGATGGTGACAGGCACTCGGCCACGAATGTTCGGCTTCAGGGAGCGCCACTTGGCTGTGGTGTCACTGTCGCCTGCATACTTGCTGCCTTGACTTGACCAATCGTCAAACAGCTTGAACGCCTCACTGGCGTTGGGCTCAGTCTGGAACTGATGCCGCATTGCTGCTGCGATCTCGAGCCACTCGGGGTAGGTGCAGTCAGGGTCGATGTGCTTCAGTGCAGACGCTACGTCTTGCAGTGAGATCTCATCAACTATGGGGCGCAAGTAGTCAAGATCGTCAACGGAATCGGCTGCTACAGCACCTGAGTTGTGGGAGGGTTTTTGCTCCGTTAGCTGGTCACTGTCGGTATTGCAAATATCAGCCTCTCGGTAGGCGCGACCACCAGTTTCCGAGATAATCAAGGGGTGCTGGGTCTCACCCTTGAAGATTGTTGGGAGATACATGGGCTGCACGGCCACACGGCTTTCCTTGTTCACGCGGATCAGTCCTATGCGTCCCGCTAGATCGTCCAAGGCGTCCTTGTAACGGTTGAGGGGTAAGTGTGCCGCTTCTACCAGTATCCGGAGCCTTGGAGCTGAAGGAATCGAACTGGCGGTTGTGTGAACCGCAAAGTTGAACGGCATCAGTTGCTCGGCAAGGGTCTCCGGCGAGTTGTGGTAAGGCTTGGCTAGCTCAGGCTCATCAATGTCCAAGCAGATCAAGGTGATCGATACTGCGAGTTCCAAGTGGCGGGGTGAGGTCTCACCGTCGAAGGTGCACGGCACAACGTAGGGGACTCGCTTGGCCTTCTGACGAGCCTTGGGGTCCATGTTGGCGTATTGCTCCCTTGTGACGTTGAGAGAGACGGCGAGGTTGAAAACCTCGTCGACGAGTTGACGGAATGAACGGGGTGGCAGCTTGCGGACGTGTCCAAGATCAGACGCGTCTCCCCCGAAGAAGGTAGGTGACAGTTCCATAGGCAACGGGGTGTTTACCTCCCTTTACTTTGAAGGCAAGTTTAATTGTTGATTAACTTTGCAGACCTATAAGACTGATAAAAATAATCAGTCCCACCATCAGTCCCCCTCTCAAAAATGGGGTCAAAGACCGCAAGACTGATAAATACTTATAGAATACACGTGTAAGGAGAAAAATTAGAATAGAGAAATCCAAAAATTATAATATAATAGAGGTAAAAATGAGTCTTGCGGTCTGCAAGGGTGTTTTTGAGAGGGGGACTGATTGTCAGACCGAGGTCCGGACTGATTATTATCAGTCTGAAGAATACAGCTTGTTTTGATGGAGACCGCTCAACTTTATCAGTCTAACGGTCTGTAAGGAGGTGTTTTGGCCTATTAAGCTGACAAGTGTGACAGCTAATCCGTGCAAAATGCCCTTAGCATGTTCTCTCATGGAGAATCCGTTTTTCGCGGATTAGCTTTTTGGGGCTTGTGATGTAATCCGCGCAAAATGCCCTTAGGAGTATTGTTAATCATGATGAAATATGTGCTTTACTATTTTTCACTAGCAGTTTGACTCCTTTGGCAAGATGTGCGACTTACTTTCACGGGTATATTACAGCGGACACGCTGGTCGTCCAAAGATGGAACGGTGCGAGACCACGACCATTAAAATGGACAAGCGTTTGCGCACGGAGATGCTGGATTACTGCGTGGAGAACAGCCTGACACAGCGCAAGTTCTTTGAGCTTGGGACTGACCTGCTGCTGATCCATGGAGATGCGTTCTGTCGCCATATACGTAAGAACCGCGTTGGCGGACGTAAACGCCCACCCCATCACATGACGACCCTACGCTTGAACAAGAGGGTGTGGCGTCTGATGACTCAGTTCTGCCTTGACCGCGATGTGTCACAGCGTGAGTTCTTCGAGGGAGCCACTGCCCTACTGGTGATGAGTCAAGAATTCAAGCGACGCATCAAGGCACGCAAAGTTTTAGCTGAACAGCAACGTGAGGAGAAACTGCTACAAGCAGAACTACTATGATTAAAGGTGATCGCCGAATACTTGATAGGACTGAGCTCGGTGGGTACTCGCCTGAAGTCGCCATGGACTTGGGCCAAGAGCCACTGATGCCGTCAAAGCGACACACCCTACGCTGCAAACGTAGAGAGCTACGCCTATCGCGCCTAGCCAAGCAATACATCATAGACTACAACCTGCCGAAAGCGTGCGCACGAGCAGATCTAGACTGGAAAGACGTCAAGGATGCTGAGCGAGACCCTTTCTTCATACAGCTAGTGCAGGAGCTCGTAGAGACAATAGATCCCGACCTAGTGATGAGTAGGCAGGAGGTGCTTATGGCGTTCAAGAAGGAAGCGTTTCATGGTGACAAATCTGCGTCACGCATCAAGGCACTTGAGTGCTTAGCACGACTCATGGGTATGGAGTTGCCTGATCCTAACAGTAAAGACACGTCAAGCCTGCCACCAACCATCAACATCACCCTCACTCAAGCCAAATGAAGCAACCACTGATAAACGTATTCCTGGTGATCATGGCCATCCTGTTTATGTTCTCGGCTGCGATTCCCGACATACACAGCGACCACTACACCTACGAGGCGTCGCTCTCGTTCAGGCTCCTCTTTGTGTCCTTCTCACTGCTGGCAATCGCCCTCATGGTGAAAACACAATGAAGCACACAGGCACGAAGGACTTCGTCGACGGTGCCGTTGACCTCATGAAGCAGGGCAATCACACCTTCCTGATTGTGGCCATTGATCCCACAGGCAAAGATACAGCCAACTACATGATTCGTGCTGGGTGCACCACTAAAAAGAATCTGCGACGCCTGCGCGATATAGTGAATGACTTCGTGGTCGACCACCTTGAAGGGATGGTAGATGAGTCAGCTTAACTTATCACTCCACGAGCGTCAGACTCAGGCGCTGCTCAGCGACGCCAACGAGATGCTCTACGGTGGTGCAGCAGGAGGTGGTAAGAGCCACCTGATGCGCGTAGCCTC